GCCCTTGCTTGAGCGCGTCAATCTGTAGCGTTCCGGCTTCTGCTTTTTTGACAGCCATCGTGATAGTCTCCGTGATGGAAACGCTGGCAAAGGGCCGACTATGTGTTATACACATGGCCAGACCGGCGCCCGCGACCTCGGGTTTCGGTTTAGACCCAGAGGCGAAGTTGGCACTTCAAATCTGGGTCGCCTTGTAAGGCATAATCAGCATCCCTTATTTGGGCGCGTAATGCAACTATATTTCTGCTCTATCATGATTTTTCTTGGGAATGATCCTAACCACCTCAATGCACCGGCAATACGTCGTTTGATCGATCGGAGCACCTAAAGATGTGTCCCCAGGATAAAGCGCCTGCGACATGTCCGGGAACGTGTAAGGCGTGTTCATGCCGTAGACCTTTGTTCCGTTCATGGCTTGGTGATCCGGGCGGGTGATGCTGTCACCAGTGGACAGCCAAGTCCGCTCCATCTGATCATCATCCACGGCGCCGGTCTCCACCAGTTCTTCAAACCCGGCGTGCTGCCCAGCCCTAAGCGCGGTCAGCGTGTTGTCATGGGCAATTTGGGTTGCCCGGTCCTTCAGGAGCCGCGACATGTGACGGTTTGCGATCTGGTCAATGTCGGAGTTCGAGAGCGCGCGGCCCTCGTTGATGGCATCCCGTACCCGCTTGTCAAAGCGACGGTCGGTTGTCTTATATCGCGGCTTCATCTTACCCGTGACTTTATCCTTGATGAAGTATTTGCGGATTTCATCCTTGTCGCCCAGCATGGCCCGAACGCGCTGGGCCTGCCCCGCCCGCTGATCATCCAGCACCATGATTCCGCCGGTGCGCTTGCCGGTGCGTTTATCCATCAGCCCGATCAGGTCGCGTGCAGTCTTTGCCGGAGGTACGCCCTCATTCACGGCGGTGATGATGGCGTTGCGGACGGTTTCCGCTGTTTCCTGCACCAGGTATTCCGTCATTCCAGACGTGATGCGCGCCACAGCATCGACCGCACGGGGGTTGCCACCAAAGCCCAGCTTTCCCCGTAGTGTAATCGGCAGTGCCGCCGTTACCGATGCGCTACCTTGCAGGCCCGCTGTTCGCATCACCTCACCCACCGGGAAGAGTGTGCGGTCTGTGATCCGCAGCAATTCCATGGCCCGTGCAATGTCGCCCACCTCTAGCGCACTGATAAGTGCATCACGATCCACCGCTGTTGCAGCCCCGCGCATGGCGTCAATGAACGCATCCCGAACTTTCGGCTCAAGCTGTTTCATCAGATCAGCTAATTGGCGTTCTTGACGAGTTAGGCGACGGGCCATGATGCTTCCTGTCTGGGGTCAGTCATTGCGCGCCGATTCATCATCCATGCCGATCGCATCAATCCTACCGCGCCACACAATAGAACAGCGAACCGGCTGACACGATGTCCTGCACCTGCCGGATCACCCGCGTGCGCCCGGCGAAGATCAGCGTTTCGTTCTCGCGCGCGCTGGTGAAGCCTTCCAGCAAGATCAGCTCATCGCCGGGGCCGGCCACATAGGCCGGGAACACGTCCTGAACCGGCTTCACGGTATCCACCACCACACGGCCCGTCTGGGTCTCGGTGGTGGTAGGGTAACTGCCGGTCACGGGGTCGTAGACCGCCCCATGCACTGTGCGGGTAAGGGTCGCCGGGTGTATGGCATCGGGTATGGCACCGGAAACGCCGTTGAACGCCATCGCGGCGATCTGCGCAACGGTCAGCGCCATATCAGGAGCCTACGGCGCGGAACATGAAGAACGGGCCGTCCAGGTCAGGGATCAGTATGCCGCTCAGAAGATCAATGACTAATGTCAGCATCGGGCGCAGGTTCATGTTGTCACCATCGCTACCGAAAAACTCGACCTTGGTTGGCCCTGCGCTTGCGCTCTTGACCACATCGGAAGGCGTGATTTGCGAATGCAGGATGCCGGGGTTTTTCAGGTCGTAGAACGCGGCCACAATCGTGGCTTCCTCGACCGGCGCCGGAATAGTGGCGCTGTTGATCGGCGTACCGTCGAGATATGCAGCCCCGGTGCGAGGCCAGACGCGCCTCTGCTCCGCATTGGTGCGAACGCCAGGCCACCGGGTAGCCCGGCGCGCAGTTGGCCCGCCCAGCCCCTCAACCCATGCCGTGCCCCGCCGGATGGCCTGCTCAATCTCAGTGTCGATGCTGGCGCTGTAATCCATCCCCATGGCATCCGCGTACAATTTGAAAGCGACAAGAGAAACTAGAGCATCGTCCGAATTTCCGCCGGGGGTGACCGTCAATGCCATGTCAGTCGGCCTTCGCCTGCACCGGGTCTTTCGCCGGGTTGGTCACGGCAGTCTTGCCCTTGCGATCCGCGACAACGCGACCCTTGTTCAGCAGCCACGAGGGCACTTCATCACCCTTCACGGTAATTTCGGTTCCGACCGGAATGCTATTGCCATTCTGGTCATAAACGCCCTTGCGAATGATCTCGAATTTCATAGTGTCTCCTTTCTAACATCTTCTGGTGATCTCATGAAAGGGGCCAGCCTAAACCGGCCCCTTTATCAGATCGTCAGGCCAGCGAGGAAACCGCAACGCCACAGTTCTGGTCAGCATCAAATTTGATTTCCAGCGCAACTGCCGCCATCGTGACAAAGTTATACTCATCTTCGGGGTTTTGCCGCGCCTGCGCCCGCGTGGTCATCGGCATCCCGTTGAGGATGTTCAGCACGCTGCGGTCCTTCACAACGGCGATGATCTGACCGGCAGCGATGCTGTCGGACGTCACAATTCCAGCAATGCCGCCGGATTCCATCACACGCTGCGCAATGGTCTTGGGATAGCCGCTCGTGAAATCAGTGTTCTGGGCATAGAACCAGTCATCGAAATTCATGTAGAGCGTGGCCGGAACCTTAAAGTTATCGGCGTGGAGCAATTTCAAGGTGGCGACCACTTCCGCCAGCCATTGCGCCCCGGTCGCACCATTCAGCGCCTGACCCGTGGTGCGGGTGTTCCGCCGTGGGTGCGTTCTGAGGCCATAGAGCGAGTCCCCGCCCACGACGATACTGCTGTCGCCGTCAAGAACCAAGCTTTCCATTTTTTCCGCAATTCGGCGCATTGAGTTGGCGCGGCCGGCGCTGTCCAGTTGGAAACCTTCGGTGCGCGCCGCCTCGACTTCGCGCCATCCGTAGCTGAACGGGCTGTCGATGATCGGAAGCGGGGTGCCATGGTACTCAAATACCGGCTTGTCAGTCCGACCTTTCGAGCGGCCATCCAGCGATACGTTGACACCCCCGCTGTCGCTTACGGTCTGGAAGTGATGCACCAACTTGCCGATGGGCATGGGCGTGCTGAGCGATGCCAGGTCGTTGAAAACCGCCAGCGTGCTGCGCTGAACCTCGATACCCTCGCGGTCCCACATGCCCCAGACATCTTTGGGAATGGGCAACGCATTGCCGATCATGGCGTTGGTGTGCAGCGCCGCCATTGAAGTTTGCGCGGCGTTGAAATGGCGACGATTCGCCAGAACGAACGCCTCTTGGTCTTTTGTAAAACGAAGCATATCGTGGCCCTCCTTAGACCGCAGGCACGGTGTAGGTGTTGGCGATGATCACATCGGCCAATCCACCGGCACTGTATGCCCCAGGGGTATCATCAAAAAATGCAATCACCGGAGTTGCGGCGGTTGCGGCAGTCAGGCGGCCAGCGGCGCCAATGGTCAGGGGCGCGCCCTTCGCATAGGTCGCAGCGGCAAGGCGCGCCTGATAGATTTGGCCCGGCTCAAGGTGATATGCCACGCCCGTGTCTCCCGAGGCATAGGCTGTGGCAATATCCTGATCCTTGAAATCCACATTGGACAGGATCATGGGCAGTTTTGCCAGAGCCGTAGTGAGCTGCACGAGCGTATCAGCCGCAGCCTCAACAAAAGTGCCGGGCAGGTACGCGCCAGCAACGGTCTTGTCGCTGATGGTGCGGGGTTGATGGCCGGATGTGACCGGACCGCGATAGATGACGTTGCCAGACATATCAGTTCGCCGCCTTCTGCTTGTCGCCGTCGATCAGCGAATTGAGGGAATAACCCGCGAATTCATCATCCGCGTTTGTGGTGATCGGCGCGCCGTTGATGCCATGCGCTTTGCCGGGCTTGGCCTTCTCGGCCAGCTTGCGCGCGGCGTTAAGGGTCAATTCCTTGGCCGATTCCTCGTCAAGCATGTTTGCCTTGACGATTGCGGCCACATGACCAGCCAACTCGGCTTCGTCCTTGGCCTTTGCGTTGGCGGTCATTTCCGCCTGCGCGTCCAGTACGGGTTTCAGCGCTGCGGTCACAGCGTTGGCGATGGTCTCTTCCATCTTGTCGTTTGCCTCTGCCAGGCCGTTCACCTTGGCGGAAAGCGCGTCGAATTGCTCTTTGTCCATTTTCATGTCCTTTTGATTGGTGGACGGTTCCCGCTCCGCTGGCAAAGCGCCCAGAATTGCGGCCTTCATTCGCTCCCAGACGGTAGCCCTTTCGAGCTTGTCGGCAGCCTCGAGCAGGCGAATGCCCGCCCAATCCAGTTCCCGATCTGCATCTTCCAGAGCGGAGTTGATCACGTCGATTTCGGTTTGTTCGCCTGCGGAATTGACCAGCATTCCGACCCCTTGATCAGGAGTGGCTGCGCCATCCTCATTCAGGAGGATCGCATCATGATCCCAATAGATGTCAGTGGCGTCGTGCTGGAATCCGTCACCGTTTGCTACGGGCACCAAGTTGCACAGCAGGCCTGTGCTAGTATGGATCGGATCGCCAGCGCCGATTGCGGCCAGCACTGCTTTGCCGCCCTCAGATCGGTTGGCGACCTCAATGTCGATTATCTTGTCCAGCAGGACGCGACCATTTTCTTGACGGGCGTTCTCATTCCACGCGCCGATGTATCCGGCATTGATCCCCTCGGGATCGCGCGCACTGACAAACTTGCCGTTGACCTTCGGGTGCCCAAGCGGCGCGGGCGTGCGGTTCAGCCCCATGAACGACTTGACAATCTCTGACGCCGGATAGCGTATCCCGTTCATCACCACGTTGTCGGGAAGCGTGGCAGACGGAACAATCATCACGTCGCGCCCGTTTCGCCGCTCCTTCCGAACCGCCTTTACGTTGGCGACGGATCGTACATTGACAAGAACCTTCTTATTCATCGTCGTCTCCATCCAATCCATCAGGGCCTTCACCCTCGTGATCTGTTACCATGCGGATCTCACCGACCGAATAGACCGGCTCGTCGGGCATTTTGCTGTTGATGTCGGCCATCTTTGACGCGCGCTCTATTTTTTCGCTGGCGCTGGATTCTGTCAGGTCAGTCCAGTGCAGGTGCCAATCGCGTTCTGGCAGGATGCCGAACATCTCCATGCGGTTGAACAAGCCCATGATGTTCGGGCGGGCAGTATTGATGCGACGAGCCATGTTCGTCTGCGACCACTCCCTTGCGTCCTCAGTGCTGGCGCGCTCACCAGACTGAGAACCCACGAGTATCTTGAGCGGGATTGGGATAGACGCCGCGAATCCTTGCAGTGACACGTTGAAAAATTCGGCTGGCTGCGGCAAGGTGACGGGAAGGTTCTTGACCTTCATGCCTTTTGTGAAAAGCCCCGCGTCAAATCCCCTTGACCAGTCTTCCACCTGTTCGTTCATCTTATCCGCGATTTCGGATTCGGACACGCCCATTCCTTGGGCCATGGCCTTCATGTCTAGCCCTTGGTCTGCCTCAAGAACCGGCGATGCCTTGGCGTTCTTCCAAAACCCCTCGCCACCAGCGCCGCTGATTTTCTCCATGTCGATAAGGCTGTTGAAACCGGGTTCAAGTAGTGAACGGTTGTGGATCGTGCCATCTTTCGACCAGACGATTACCCTGTCAGGGTGCAGCTCGAAACTGCGCGTCTTGGTTTCGCGTTGCGCATCACCAACGGCCGCCTCATTGAACATGAACATCGTCGGATGCCCGTATGTCTCACTGGTCTCGTCGGTATCCCACGTTGAGACGGTCAACTGTCCATTCCAAGCAGGGATCAACTCAACCAACCCAAGAAGCCCACCCGGAACACGATCAACAGGCTCCTGAAACCGCTTGCTGTCTGCCATCCGCAGGATCAGCCCAGAATAACCACCGACCAAACTGCGCCGGTCAGCCTCGGCCAATTTCTGCCACAAGCGCAGATCATCGAACCTCTGACGTATTTCCCTTTCCAGCTGGGTCTCATTGGCTTCCTCAGTTTCCCACAGGACCGGATTGTCCTGCCATGTTTTGAGGATCGTCTTTTCTACACCGGCTCGGGCAATTCCGTTGCGCAGATACATCCGATATGTCTGATCGAACGTGACGTGATCTGGATAGCCGAAATCCTTGTTGTGATCGTGCTTGGCGTTTCCGAAATAGCCGGGAAACATGTTGTCCAGTCGCCTCTGGACCGCGTTCGCTATCATGTAAATGGCGTTCATAAGCGGTTCTTCTTTCTGAGGAAAACACCGCCAGTCGGCGCGCCCTTGATCAGCGGCGCAACCGCATACCGAAGTGCGTCAATCCCGTGGTTATTTGCATCAACCATACCTGACCGAATATCCCCGGTCAGGCGATCAACCTTGTAGCTGTACAGGCGGAACTCTTTAATAAGCCCTTTGCATCGGGGGTGCACCACGATCTCTTTGAATGACCGCAGGAAGCGTATCCCGTCCTCTACCGACCCAGGCCATTTGGGCGCACCCTCTGCACGGGGAAGCCCATGACGCTTGGCAAGGCTTATCGACCCCGGCGATGCGCTATCCCATCGGGAAACATCTTGGTCAAAGCCCGGTATCATGTCGCAGACATATGAGCCGATACTGTCAAGCTCCGGCTTTCCGAACGCCTCATGACTGACGTACAGAGTATCGCCATTGATCCACGATCGGACTGCTGCGGTCGGGTCTTGGCTATAGCCGAAGTCACCGCCCTGATACGGCCCATCCCAATTTTCGCCGGTCTCGAATTCCTCCACCCGCCACTTGCCTGCGAACACCTGAGCATCCGAGTTCGTGAGATACGCCCCATCCCAAACATGGGCGTAAGTGTTCGGGTCCAAGCGTTCCTGTTCCCGCTTGCGCAAGGTATCCATGCCTGCCGGGAAGAAAGGATTGTCTGAGTGGTTAATCTCCGCAATAAGCGCGTTCGATGGCGGGTTTTTGCGAAACCTAAGATCAACTGGCGACCCGTCAATTCGGGGGTTCCAGATCGGCCAAAGTTCCGACTTCGGTTGCCGAAACACTGTAGCTTCCAGCGCCAGCCAAGAAGCCTCTGGCACGTCCTCCGCTTCCTCGACAATCGTCAAGTCAATCTTCGCCAGCGACTTGACCGACGATACCCCATGCCGAAGCCCGCGAAAAATGAACTCTGTCCCATTGCGCCCACGCAGGTAATCGACGCCTACATCGTAATGCGCCTCAAGCCATGGCTCAGACGCGATTGCCGCCTTCAACTCGGCATGGAAGCTCTCTTTAATGCTAGCCTGAAACTCGCGTGTTGCCAAAACTCTTAACGGCTCTGCGTATCCAAATATCGCGGCCATCTTCGCAAAGTTGAAAGACTTGCCTGATCCTCGGCCGCCATGCGCACCACGATACTGCACCGCGCCACGCGGCGGGCCAAACACCGGAATAAGCTTGCGCGGTAGGTTAACCGTTGCTTGTGTCATCCGCTGCGGCCAAGACGATCTGCGTCACTATATGTTCCCCGTTCGGGCCAGGGCCTTCGGTGCGGATAGTTTCCCTCCACCCCGCACGCGTCTTCATCCAAAAGATCATTGCAGCCGTGTCGCCGCCCTTGGCCTTGTTGAACAGCGCGCCGCCGATGGTGGCGTTCGCCTTGGCTGCGGACTGGTCCAGCTCCTCGCGGTAGTGCTTGCGGAGTGTCTTGGCGTCGATGCCGAGAATGTCTGCAATGGTTTCCTGCGGCGTGCCTACCGTGCTGTGAAGCTGGACCGTCTGCCGTAGCGCGTCGGTGGGCTGGTGGGTGTTGTGCTTGACCATTAAGAGGCCTCGCCGGAATTTGGAGCGTGCGGGTCAGTGCTGCCCTGCCGCCCTGCCGACTGGTCGCCGGTGGTCGCCTGCTTCGCACGCTTGGGGTATGGTTTTGCCAGATGCGCAATCTGTGCGCGCATGGCGTCGTCTAAGGGCATCAAGTATTTATGTTTCATCGCGCCGTGAACCCGTTCTGCTTTCTGGTCCACATGCTTTCGCAGCCACGGCACCGACTGACCGCCCTTGCCGTATTTGCTGTGCAACGTCTTGGGGTGAACAACATTCCCGTTGACGCGGTATGCGTGGTATTCTTTCGACCCTTCGAAAAACCACCCAGTTGCCTGATAAATGCCGCCGTGGTGCCCTTGTTCTGTGTCCGCGAATGAAACCACCATACGCAAGCCGGGGTTGCTACTTTTGAGCAACCGCAATGATTGAGCAAGAATCCGGCTGGTCGGCGTGACGTGCGGACGCAGCGCAACCCTTACCAATTCGCAGATTTCATCTTGCGGCAACCCGTAGGGCGATCCGATTTCAGACGCCGCGCCGCGCCCGAATATCACCACACCTATGAACCGCCCAGATTCCCACGCGCCGATTTTGACGGACGCTGACGGCATCGACCGCGAATAGTGCCACGTCTCGACAGCATACTTCGCCGCTGCATGTGTGGCCCAGTCTATGCGCAGATCAGCCTTGCCCATGTTCTCGCAAGTCCCATTCTGCATTGCAATGCGGGCACGTCACCATCTTCGGCGCAAGTTCGTCCAGCTTTCCTTGATCGCCTTCGGTGCCGGGCGCGAAGTTCGGATCATCAAACATCGCCGCAATCTCACCCAACTCAAAGCCCGTCAGCGCCAAGTCAAACCCGCCCGCTTCCAAGTCCTGCAACTCGATCTTGAGCAGGTCGTTGTCCCATCCCGCATCAAGTGCCAGCCTGTTGTCCGCGATTACATATGCCTTGCGCTGTGCTTCGCTCAGGTGATTTGCCTCAATAACCGGAAGTGTTGCTAGCCCCAGCTTCTGCGCCGCCATGATGCGCCCATGGCCTGCAATGATGCTGTTCTGCCCGTCAACGATGATCGGGTTGAGAAAACCAAATTCCCTGATGATGGCCGCTATCTTGTCCACCTGCTGAGCGCTGTGGGTGCGGCTATTTCGTGCGTAGGGGATTAGTGAATCCGTCAAAACGGTTTTATAGGCGGGAAAGTATGTCATATGATCCTATCTCGCCCAAACGATTTTGGCCTGCAATGAAACCCGCCCCCATATTCACGCACAATGTCATACCGCTTGCCCTGCGTGTTGACCCATTAGGGCATATGGGGATTGTCCGCTGCGGGTAAAGCGGCTCTTCGGAGATGGGCGCGCGGATCTGTAATTCACAAGTTGCGGGCGGCTTGCCCTTGATGGCGGGGTTAGCGCCGGGGCTTGCCGCCCTGCCAGCCGTTCCGCGCAACGACACGGGCGGGCGGGTGTTCTGGGATAAAAGCGCCGCGTGTTTCCGCAAGGCGCAATTCGACTGGTTGCAAAATTGCACATTTTCGACCTACGTTCAACCCTTATTTCACCCCAATACCCCGCAACATCTGCACCGACGCCTGACGCCGCAGC